TGGTAACGAGATCCGGTTCACCGTCACGTTCTTCCACCTCGTATTTGTTAATCTGATAACCAATAGATACATCTGTGAGAATATTCTCTGTATATTTACGATAGATATTTTGCTCATCTACCCCTGATCCAAACCAAACATCACTCACGATAGTGCCACCATCCACACGTGTTTCTTCAATCCGACCAATGGCACTATCTATATCACGATTGTGATTTTTGAAGAATGTTCTAAGGCTTTCAAATGAAGCACCTTCAATGCTAAGTTCCTCAACATAGGACTCACCGGAATACCAATCATAACGCATACCACCGTTATCTTCTGAAACAATAGTAAATGTGTGGGTATTTGGTTTATCTTCTGTAGATGGATTCTTCAACCTAACAGTTGCCTGTCTGTAATGAACCTCACCTAAGAGGGCATTTCGCTTTTCCATAATATTCCTTTACTCCTAATTATATCATATTATTTAATATAATCAAGACTGTCTATTTTGAGCTTCTAATTGTTCAAGCCTCTCACCAAGTTCTTCTATCATGATTCTAGCATCTGCCATATCCTGAGTAGGAGAGGTATTATCTTTAGTTTCCGGTTCAACCCACAATCCATGTTCTTTCAATAGTTCCATTTCATGTTTCTTCTGCAATAAGATCTCTTCAAAGTCTTTACCCTGAGCCATTGCCTCATCCGTTTGAGTAGTGAGGTTCATAGCAATCTCTTTTTCAGTGGCTAATAGGTCTTTAAGAGGGTCAACCCATGAACGTTTAGGTTTAATCCATTTTTGTTTTAAGAACTCTGTCTTATCTGTCATGAATTTAACAGCCGGTATTTTAATCATCCCTCTTAATATCTCAACTTCTAACCAAGTAGAGTAAATATCATTAAGAACATACGATATAAAATGTTTTTGTTCAGCATCAAAACGATAGTTGTCTTGAATCAAAGAGGCTCTTGATGAAGCAAAGTTCACTTTAGAGTAATCTTTAAACGCCAATTCATATGACACCCTACGTGCTGTAGCGATTAACCGGATAGTGGTTTCTGTAAAAGCTTTATAATCATCAGATGCCCCTTGCGGTGCTTGTTTATCAATGGATTCACCCTTTTGTAGATAATACACCATCAAGCCGTTGATCTCTTGTAATTTCAAGTCCTCTTTAGTAACACCGGTAGATGAAGGATCAAGGTCTGCTTTGACTGTGTATGCAATGGAAGCTCTTGCCCTTGCACCCATGATGGTTGCTGATTGGAAGCCTGAGAAATTCTTTATATCAATAATAGATTGTTTATACTCACTAACACCACGATCTTGTGAAAATCTCTCTGTTTTATAGTAGTTTATAATGTATTCAGCCGGTATTGACATAGTTTGGCTTGTATAATTACCATTTTCATCAGCCACTTTAAAGCGATATGCCTTGATTTTACCATCAGGAGTTTTCTCTACACCGTTATCTTCACCACCATCTAAGGCATCGGCTTCAATAACCTGTAACTGCAACCCTTCCTTAGTGAATCGTTTGTAAATATAAACCTCACCATCAACCATACGAGTACCTAAAAGCACACGCTGAATATCAGCAAAGTTCATTTTACCCATGCTGTCACATAAGAGTTTATCCTCTGACCATATTTTCCAACGTCTTTCTATATCATCATCAAGTTTCTTCTTACCAATCCTACTTTGCAGTGTGATACCTTGACCAATAACATTGTCAACAATAGCACCGTCAATATTAGCCATGATTGGGTTATTTGCAAAGAGCCATCTTGCCCTTGCCCTAAGTGTGTCTCTATCTACTGTAGCTGTTTGTTCAAAACTGCTGTTAGCGTTCCAAAAATCACGGTTGGCATCTGTCTTTTTACCACCTTCATAGAAAGCCCGTGTTTTTGGTTGAGGAAAAAACCAATCTTTTATTCTTTGTAATCTACCCAAAACTTACTCCAAATGCTCTACCTGTACGTGCTGTCCTATTAGGAAGAACATCACCATACTTATCTAAATTAGCTTGTGCATCTTTCTCCATGCCACGTAGCTGTTCAAGGTCTGCTCTCCAAAAGACACGCCCACCTAATTCATAGCGTTGACCACCTTCCATAATAGTTGTTATACCTGTTTGTATCTGAGCTAATTTCTCACCATACGTTAATAACTGCACTGCCATAGAAATCCTTTTAGCACTATTATATCATATTAATTAATATATTCAATGGTGATGGTTTTAAGATATATTAAAGTTTATCTTAGTTATACTTTTAAAAATTAAAGGAGTTAAAATGAACAATAGTAAAAAATACATACAACATCTTGGTAAAACATTCACAACAACACACCACCAATCAGATTTAAGCGATAAAAAGTGTAAAAAAATTCGTAAAATGTTTTTCAAAAAAGGTGACATTGAAGATGTTAAAAAAGAAATGGTTAGGTTATATGAAAAAAACGGTCTTAAAATACCAAACACATACAATTATTTTTTTTATGAACTAATGGCAGAATGTAAACTATCAACACAGTCATGGAGTATTAAGGAATTTATACAAAGTAATGATTTAATTAGGTTTGCATATGCTAAGATGAAAGCTTTTCCAAAAGTTTTCCCAACACACTACACAGATATTAAAAATATTAAAGCTGTGTTCAGGCTAAGTCCTTCAGGAACAGCATCAAAACTATCAAACTTCCCCTACAAAGAAGCAAAGTTAATTATTGACAAATACAACACCAATGATAATTATTTTGATTTTTCATGTGGTTGGGGGGTTAGATTATTGGCATCTTTAAGCAATGACGTTAATTATTTTGGAGTTGACCCAAACAAACCGTTGGTTAAAAAACTAAATAAGATGTCTAAACTATACAAAGAAAATACAGAATGTACATCTACTGTTGATATAAGGAATCAAGGAAGTGAGGTGTATGTAAAAGAATGGAAAAATACGATGGGTTTAGCATTTAGCTCCCCACCATATTTCACATTAGAAAAATATGGCATTGCAGGTGATGGTCAATCAATATCTAACAACACTACTTATGAGGAATGGTTAGAACATTATTGGAAACCCACTGTTAAAAATATTAAAAAGTATTTAGTTAAAGATGGTAACTTCCTACTCAATATTAAAAACATAAAAGGGTACGCACTGTTGGATGATATGCAGTTAATTATTGAGCATGAAGGTTTTGTCCATATTGACAGCTTTTCTCTTAAGAATATTAACCGCATTATACTGATACAAAATAATAAAAACACCGATGAACAGGTGCTTGTTTTTAAAAAAAAGGATATGTAATGAATGAAGTAGTACAGAAAATATGTGACTTAGATGAAGTGTTCCCTAATGTTTATAAAGTGTTTTTTTATGGAAACGAAAAGACACCTTCTCAACCTGACGGTGAGAGTAGATATTTTGAAAACCCCGAAGATGCAGTGGCATTTAAAGACAGGTATATAAAACATTGTGCATCAGTGGATATTGCAGAGTATTGTTGTGATACTGATAAATTCCTAACCTATATTGGTGACAGTTAATATTCATCTAACCACTTATCTCTTGCTTGTGGTTTCTTGTTTTCAACTTGCTTAGGTTTTAGATGTTCACCTATATACAATATTGGTTTAGATATTTCATCAACCTTAATGTCCAATATAGTGAGGGTGGCAATAGCATATACCATACAGTCAATCGCCTCATTCCTTGTTCTCACTTTTATATACTTACCTTTTTCATCACGCTTCTCTGCTGTCAACATCTTAAAAAACTTATCATCAATTATGTCAAGCGTAGGAAAATGGACATAGTTATAACCACGTTCAGTAATCCCCAATCGTGCATAGAAATCATCTTTAATTGTCGTAGTTCCTATGATGAAAAGGTTGCTGTCATTCATTGTAAGGTTCTTTAACTGCTTGTTCACTACAGGTGCGTTTAGTGTTGATGCCCCCTTGATCCCAAAGATCTTATTAGGCAGTCTGTGCTTAACATATTCATAAACAGCCTTAGTCCTGTGACCACCGGTGTCTATTGATGAACCAAGCACTTTCATCTTAAAGCCGTCAACCCTAGTGTAAACCCTGTTGACAAGATAGTTGTCAAGTTCTTTTTTAGTTGCATCGTATTGAAAATCCCCTGCAATCACCTTGTAGTCTATCACAAAGAGGTTTCCGTTATGACCATGACCTAAGACCAAAACCTCAACTCTGTCATCCTGAGTGTCAATACCTGCTGTCAATAACATAACCTCATCAGGCACTTCAGCACCATACTCTTCAATTCTCTCACTTGGATTAGTAATGTCAACACCATCTAACTGAACCATGAATGGTCGTGCCTGTCTTGTGTTAACCCATGTTTGCATCATGCGTGAATCACCACGCTTCATGATCTTTGTTGCCTTTAGGAACTCTCTTGCAATGTCACCCCACGATAACCATCCGACAGGAGACAAGAAGGAAGGTATCAAATAACCTCTATGTATGTGACCCTCATTCTGAGGAATCCACATAGCACCGTTCTCTTCTTTCATCATCCATGTTTTCTTATACTCCGGTATCAATGTACCACAGTGTTTACAACTATACTTGACAACACTTGTCAACTCGTAGTTGACATGAGTAAATTCAAAGTTTTCCCACTCAAAGTTTATAAGCTCATTACATTCAGGGCATGGCATAAAATATTCTCTTTGATCACTGTCCTCATACTCTTTTTCTATATTAGAGTTACCTTCAATAGTTGGGGTTGAGTTTATAAATATCATTTTGTTGGAGAACGCATCGGATCTTGCTTTACCAAGAGTCATTACATTACCCTCACCAAACTCACCAAACCCGTCAACATCATCTAATATGACCACCCTTGCAGAGAATGATCTAAATGATGAGGTTGAGTTTGACCATCCTAGTGTTACACCGCCACCGGCAACGTTCTTAGTAAACATATTACCTATTTCATCCTTACTCTTACCGCCCAACACCTTTGCTCTTAAATGTGGTATGGCTCTAATGGCAGGGGTGAAACGTCTTGTGCTTGTACCTTTGGCAAGTGTTTCTGTTGGTACTATGTAGAGGATAGGGCATGGGTACAGATCGAGATATGTCAACATGATGTTGTCACCTACTGTTGACATGGCTATCTGTGTACCCTTCATCACCTTTACTTGGTTGCATGGTGACATTGGTGAACATGAGTCCATTATCTCTCTTGCATAGGGTGTACGTGAAGTCCGGTACTTACCTGCTTCTGCTGATGCTTCAGTGGTTAAGATACGATTAGCATCTGACCACTCTGAAACACTCTGTCTTGGATCAGGTTTAAGGGCGTTCATAATACCGGCAATGAGAGGGTTGATCATCCTGACCACTTTACTCATACAAAACCTTTTCACTACTTAAATATTCCAACACTTGATTCAACTCTTTGTAAAAAAGTTCCTTACCCTCTTTAACATTTGCACTACCCATTATCTCTGCTGTTATTCTCTCAGGCATTGCTAACAACTGATCACGTAAAACTCTAACTACAGTGAAAGCTTTTCTTTCAACCTCATCACGATATACCAATAGACCGGCTTCAATGTCAAACTTCTGTTTGGCGTTCATTCCTTGATATTCTTGGAGAAACACTTTAGTGGAATTGATCGTCTTAACCTTGCCATCTTTATCAACGGGGTTGTACTTATCACCGTTTGGCATCTTCTGATTCAACTCTGCTAATGCTTTCTTTACTTCTTTGAATTTGAACATCTTTTTACCATCAATTTCAACATATGGTAACTTACCTTCCGATGCTAATCGGGATAGGTATGGTCGGGATGATTTTATAACACCCTTTTTAGTAAGTTTTGCGTGTAGCTCAGTTATAGTGTACATTCAATTCCTTCTTATATTATAGTGATTAATTTTTAATCACCTCAATTAGCACGTAACCATTATAACATACTTAGTTACGGATTACAATAACCCTCTAGGATGCGATATTAGCAGTGGTATATATAATGTAAGTTCAGGGGTCTAAAATCTTTTTAAACCTGCTGTTGCAAAGCACAGCTATATCGCTAGTGTGTAACCAACCTTAAAATTTCAAAACCAAGCGTTTTATGG